CTTGAACCAGGTTATCCAGGTCATCCGAAAGATCTTTCTGGCTTTAGCATTATCTGTGGTCTTGATCCTGCTATGGTCGGTGATACTGCTGCGATCTGTTATGCTGTTGATCGAAGTACCAATAAACGTTACATTGTTGATGCTATCAAGATTACTGGTCCATCTCCGGCACAGATCCGCGAACTGATATTTAGTTGGACTTCCCTATACGGTCCGTCAGAATGGATCGTAGAGAAAAATGCTTTCCAAGCCTTCCTTACCCAAGATGAAGGAATCAGACAGCACCTTGCATCACGAGGCGTTCAATTCAAAGAACACCATACCGGCTCAAATAAATGGGACGCAGGCTTTGGTGTTGCTTCAATGGCTACGCTCTTCGGGACAAAGCAATCCGATGGTAAGCACCACAGAGATAACCTCATACATTTACCAAGTGACCAAACTGAGAATGTTAAGGCACTTATCGAACAGTTGATTACGTGGACCCCCACCACTAAAGGTAAAACAGACTTAGTGATGGCGCTCTGGTTCTGCGAGATCCGAGCACGTGAGATGCTCAACTATGGGCAGTACGCTACCCATCATATGAAGAATCCATTTTTGTCCAGAAAAGAACTGGGCAAGAGAGTAGTCGTCAACTTAGATGAACTACTTGCAGAACAAAATAAAACATTCATCTAAGGAGAACAGAAATGAAGAAATCAAATAAGATTAACGAAGCAGAAGAAGCTAAAAAGTATAAAGCATTTAAGGCTGCTCGGGATGCTAAGGCTAAGAAAGCATCATACTCACCAGCACCTATGAGCGCTGCTGCTAAGAAGAAGGCTGCCGCTGCTGGTAAGGCCACAGGAGCAAAGACAAAACCAAAATCAACAGCGGTTAAAATTGCTGGCGCAGCAGGTAAGGTTGCAGGTAAAGTTGCAGGACGTGCAAAGACAACAGCACGCGAAGCACGCGATGTTGTTACCGCAGCTGGAACATTAGGAACAAGAGCTTTTACGGCTTCATACAAAAAAGACCCAGGCAATCCTATTAAGAACCTTGCTAGGCAGGTTAAAGAAACAGGCAAAGCAGCAGTAACTGGTAAGAAGGGTACAACTTCTGATCGTTTCGGTAGAGCTATACCTGGTCGCCCAGGATGGACAGATATGTCATACGGATACGAAAAAGGCAAGAAGCGTAAGTAGTTTTATCCCCCGTTATTAGGAGTTACATTGTTATCAGTTAAAGATATTGACGCCAAGCTAGCGCGTTTGCGTACCAAGTACGCTCCACGCGATCAGCGTATGCGCGACGTTCTTTCTGTACGCCAGGGAGACTTGTCTAAAGTTTTCCCTTCAATGTTCTCCGAGGATTACCCAAAGCCACTCGTTGCTAACTTCATTGATGTAGCAGCACGTGACTTGGCCGAGGCGGGTGCTCCGCTACCTTCGTTTAACTGCTCAGCAAACAATATGGTTTCTGACGCACAGCGTAAGGCAGCTGACACCCGCACTCGAATTGCTAACTACTACGTATCTTATTCTAACCTTTCACTACAGAACTACAAGAACGCTGACTGGTATAACACCTACGGTATGACTATCGGTATGGTGGAGATGGATTATGAGGATAACAATCCTCGTATGCGCCTACTAGATCCAACAGGGTGCTACCCTGAGATGGATCGCTTTGGTCGTACCACATCGCTTACACAGTTAATCGTTTCCGATGCTGACACAATCGCTTCCCAATATCCAGAGTTTGCAGAAACGATCCTGAAGAAGAATAACTTCCAACAGGGATCTCCATATATGACTATCGTGCGTTACCACGATGCAGATCAAGACTTGATCTATCTGCCACAGCGTAACAATTTAGTTCTTTCACGTGTACCTAACCCAGTAGGCAAGTGCTTAGCACGTGTCTATGTCCGTCCATCACTAGATGAGCAGGCACGTGGTCAGTTTGATGATGTACTCTCAGTACAACTTGCTCGTGCTCGTTTTGCTATCTTGCAGATCCAAGCAGCAGAAAAGTCTATCCAAGCACCTATTGCTATTCCACAAGATGTGCAAGAACTTGCTCTCGGTCCTGATGCCATTATGCGTTCTGCTAATCCGCAGAACATTCGTCGTGTTGGATTAGATCTACCACCTGGAATCTTTACCGAATCAGGTGTTCTTGAGCGTGAACTACGTCTTGGTGCTCGTTACCCAGAGTCACGTTCAGGTGAGATCAACGCATCCGTTGTAACAGGACGTGGAGTTCAGGCACTACAGGCAGGTTTTGATACACAGATTAAGGCAGCACAGGCACAGTTTGCACGCCTCTTTGAAGATCTTGTTGGTCTTTGCTTTGAAGTAGATGAGAAGATCTTTGGATCTGTACAGAAAACAATTAAGGGAACCGATGACGGTACACCTTATGTACTCAAGTACATCCCATCACGTGATATCAAGGGTGAGTACGGAGTAGATGTACGCTACGGAATTATGTCCGGTATGGACCCTAACCGTGCAGTTATCGCATTACTACAAATGCGTTCAGATAAGCTTGTATCCCGCGACTATGTACGCCGTGAACTACCGGTGGAGATCAATGTTACCCAAGAAGAACAGCGAGTTGACATCGAAGAGTTACGCGACTCTTTACGTATCGCTGTTGCTCAGTACGCTCAAACCATCCCAGCGATGGCCTCGCAAGGTCAGGACCCTTCCTTGGCTGTTACTCGGATTGCTGAAGTTATTGCGGGACGTCAAAAAGGATTATCATTAGAATCAATAGTGGAAAAGGCGTTCGCTCCAGAACCTCCACCACCAGCGCCAATGGCCCCAGAGATGGGTATGCCAGGAATGGCACCTCAAGTTCCAGCAGCAGGTGAGGCCCTAGCTCCTGCCTCGCAGCAACCTCCACAAGAACAAGCTGGTCAGGCCCCTGCTGCTGGTCAACGTCCTGATATAGCACAATTACTAGCCGGTATTACCGGCGCAGCATAAGGAAAGGAGGCGCACTATGAACAAAGGATCAAGAGCAAAAGCTTCAGTACAACCAGTAAAGGTTGATACAAAGGCTGGTTCAGTCAAGGGTGGAGACGTTAAGTTTGGATACGCTCCAGCTGCTCGTAAAGGCAAGAAGGCTTAATTTACTGAAGGGTGTGCAGGGTGTTGAATCATAACGATAGGGTTCCACGCCCTGTACGTCCAACAGATCTATTAGTTATATTTACAGGCGCTGCATACAATTTAGCGCAAGTAGCAGAAACATTTTTTTCAGAATTATTTGAACTTAGTATTTATCATTCAAATCAGAAAACCAAAACAATGCAGGCGTGGGAAGATATGACCACCGACCTAGAACAGTTACAGGAGGGAACAGATGGCTGAGAATCCTATGGCTGGCGTTTCAGGTCCTGGACCTTATGCAAAGCGTACCGATATTGGAACCCCAGAAATGAAGATGGGTTCTATCGCTTACGGTGAAGGTGTTGAGACACAGGCAATTAAGTCTGGTGCTCCACTTGGAAAGACCCCTGATGCAGTATCAGAACCATCAGATAGATTGCGTCAAGCACCAACTCCACTTACAGGTTTATTTGCAGAAACAGAACGTCCTGACGAACCGATCACAGCAGGTATTGATCGTGGCGAAGGACCTGGTTCTAGCGCACTACGTATGAATAAGGTAACAGTTAAACTTTCAGATACTTTGGCACAAATGCTTCCATTCGATACCACTGGCGAGATTGCAGTCCTATATCAAGAAGCACTATCGCGGGGTAACTAATGGCTGATAATCTAAAAGCAGCCGCATACGCAGCTGGTTTAACGCCAGAGCAAAAGCGTGAGATTGATATTCTTTCTAAGAAGGTATCTAAGCATAAGGAACTTCTAAGTCTTCCATCTGATGTTGCACAAAAGGCAGCCAAGCAGATGCCAGCAGATCAACAAGAAGATATGGTTAAAACCTTTGGTCAGGAAGATCCTATTGAAAAGCCAGGCAGAGGCTGGCTATCAACAGCATTCCACTACAACCCATTAACATTAGCCTTCAAAGGTGCCATTGAGGTATCTGAGGGTGTAACTCGCGCCTATCGCGCTCTTGCTATACCAATGTCACAAGGTCAGATTGGCTTTGCTTGGGATAA